CTACCGCGCAAGCGGCCCGACAAATGGCACGGACCCGAGGTGCGAGGGGTTCGCGCAAGTCCTGGCCCGCATGGCGGATCTACCGGGGCGAAAAAAACCGGTGACGTAGGTCACCAACTTTCGTCTCTTTGGAGGATCAGTCATGTCCATCTATCTGACCGATGCCGCCCAGCAGGAGTTTGCTGCTGAAGTGAAGCATCAGTTCCAGGGTGCCGCCATCCTGAACAACACCACGCGCGTCCGCCGCAACGTGGTCGGTTCCACCGTCAACTTCCGTCGCCTCGGCACCGGCATCGCCAAGACCAAGGCCATCCAGGACAACGTGAACCCGATGGGTATCACGCACACGAACGTGGCTTGCACGCTCGGCAACTGGCACGCCGCTGACTACAGCGACATCTTCGCGCAGGCCGAAGTCAACTACGACGAAAAGGTCGAGCTGGCCAAGAGCATCGCGCTCGCCATGGGCCGCCGTTCGGACCAGATCATCATCGACGCCATCGGCACGGGCGCTTCGGCGAACGCCGCCGCTGTCCCGACCTCGGTCGGCGGTGCTGGTACGGGCCTGAACCTCGACAAGGTGCTTCGCCTGTCGAAGCTGCTCACGGACAACGGCGTGCCGAACGACGGCAAGCGTCACCTGCTGGTGAACGGCCGCGGTCTCGAGCAGGCTCTGCTCCTGTCGCAGTTCAGCTCGGCTGACTACAACGCCATCCGTGCGTTGATGGCCGGCGAAATCGACAGCTTCATCGGCTTCAAGTGGCACATCATCGACAACCGCACGGGCTCGGGTCAGGAAGGCGGTCTGCCGCTCGCCTCGGCTGGCGTCCGTCAGGGCTGGGCGTGGCACGAAGAAGCGGTGGGTTTCGGTGTCGGCATCGACATGAAGACCGAGATCAACTACATCGCCGAGAAGACCAGCTACCTGGTCAACGGTGTGTTCAAGGCTGGCTCCTGCGTCATCGACGTGAACGGTGTCCAGGGCGTCCAGTTCACGGAATAAGGGGAAACCATCATGGCTTTCAATCGAGACGGTCTCTATCTGGTGACCCCGGCCCTTCCGGCTGGTCAGCGCAGCTGGCGTTACACGACGCTGGACGGCCTGACCACGGTGGACACCACGGGTTACTTCAACTCGGCGTACCGCGAGCTGACCATCGGCGACGACATCACCGTCGTGGTCGTGACCGGCACGGTCAAGACGCCGACCGGCTACAGCGCCGCTGGCCGCGGCGTGGTCAACGCGAACGCTTCGGGCGTCGTGGACACCACGGACTTCACGGCCTTCGGCACCGCCGACACCGACTAAGTCCGGTTTCCTGCAACTCGTCGGAGAGGCGCAGGTCTTGGCGGCAGTATTGGGGGTTCCCGGTGCTGCCGCCCTTTTAAGGAGCCGACATGGCGACACGCACCGCAACGGTGGACAACACGACGGTTCACGCCCTTCTGGTGACGTGGTCCGGTCTGCTCAACGGCGACACTGGCAACGCCATCGAAATGCCGGACTGGGCAGATCGCTGCATTCAGGTGACTGGTACGTTCGGTGCCAGCGGCAGCGTCCGGTTCGAGGGTTCCCTCGATGGCACGAACTACTTCCCGCTGACTGATCCGCAGGGCAATGCCCTGAACATCACGGCGGCTGGCGGCGAGGCGGTGACGGAAGTCACGCGCTACGTTCGCCCGAACGTCACGGCAGGCGACGGCACCACCTCGCTGGTGCTGATGATGTACGCCCGGAGGAACCGCTGATGGACATCGCCCAGGCAATCAACGAGGCCGAGAAGTTCACGCGCTTCGTCAAGGCGTTCGAGAAGCTGCAGGAGACCGCCGAGGCTCTCCGCGGGGCAGAGCAGGCCGTGACCGAGCGCAAGTCCGCTGCGGCCATTCTGGACGGCCAGGTGGCCGCCAAGCGCGAGGAGCTGGCGCAGGCTTGCGTCGAACTTGCCGAGCTGCAGGCGGCCGCCAAGGAAGCCCGTGCTCAGGCAGCCAGCGCAGTGGCCGATGCCAAGGCGAAGGCGTCCGAGGCCGTGGCTGCTGCCCAGTCCGAGGTCGAGATTCTCGCGGTGGACAAGGCGCAGGTCGAGGCCGACATCAAGGCTGCCAAGGCCGAGATGAAGAAGCTGGCCGACGAGCTGGCCGACGCGAA